TCCGCCTTGGATTGATCGGTGGCGGTACGCCACCAAAAGAGGCTGACGCATTGGTGGCGGCATATGCCGTCGCTAGACCGATATCAGAGATTTTTCCGCTCGCTGTGGCAGTTCTCAACGCCCTCTGGTTCGGGAACGCGAAGAAAGATTCAAATGGACCAGCTTGAAATCAAGGCATCGATTAGCGTTGACGACGCTGGCGCTATTACCGGCATTGCGTGGCCCTTCGGCTCCGGCCCGGATCGCGTCGGCGACCTGATCGAAAAGGGCGCGTTCAACGTCGCCGTCGCGGACCTGCCGATGCTACTGGCGCACGATCCTGAAAGCCCTATCGGGCTATGGGACGAGGTGAAAGAGACTGCCGAAGGCTTACAGGTCAAAGGTCATCTCTTCATCGCGGAAAGCAAGCGCGCCAAAAGCGTTCGCGGACTCATTCAAGGTGGCCTGATTACCGGCCTCAGCATTGGTTACAAAACCAAGGCTTCCACCAAACAAGGTTCCAATCGAGTCATCTCCGCTTTGGACCTTCACGAAATTTCTGTCGTTCGCAATCCGATGCATCCCCGTGCGCGGATTTCTGGCGTCAAAAATGCCAACGCAGCAATTGCGGCGGCCCTCCAACGCGCCGTCGCGGCGTTCTCAAACTCAAAGGCTTGAAAATGGCTAAGCACGTTTCTCCGCTTGAACTGAAAGATGCCGGCGATCTGACCGATCCCGTCGAGATCGTCAATAAGTCGGTCGCCGAATTGACCAAATTGGTCAATGACCGCGTTGGCGCCGTCGAAACCAAATCGGTGGATGCCGCAAAGCTTACCGATCGCCTCGACAAGCTTGAGGCAAAAATGCAGCGCCCCGGCGCTAAGGGCGCTGACGCGGATAACGACAATCAGAAAATCGAGGTCAAGGCGTTTACGACCTTCATTCGCAGTGGTCGTGAAGGCATGGACGCCGAAGAGATCAAGTCGCTGATCGTCGGTGACGATCCGCGCGGCGGCTATCTCGCGCCCCCGCAGATTTCGACGGAACTGATTACCTATCTCACACAGTTCTCGCCGGTTCGTGCTGCGGCCCGCGTCGGCCAAACCGCCAGCCCGTCAGTGATCCTGCCGGTTCGTACCGGAATCACGAACGCCCTCTGGGAAGGCGAAATCGAAGCAGAAGCAGAATCCGAGCCCGCTTTCGGTCAAGTGGAAATCCCTGTGTTCGGGATGAAAACCTACTCCGATATCTCGGTTCAGCTGCTCGAAGATTCCGCCCAAGACATCGGAGCAGTGGTGACAGAGGCTCTTGGCGAGGATTTCGGCAAGAAGGAAGGCACGGCGTTCGTGAATGGCACCGGCATCAAGCAACCGCGTGGCATCATGGCGCATCCCAGCGTTCTGTACACGCCGGGCGGCGATGCATCGCTTCTGACCGCCAACGGTCTCATTGACCTGTTCCATGCGGTGCCGCCCGCTTATCGTCAGTTGGGCGCTTGGATGATGAATAGCACCACGGTCGGCGCTGTTCGGAAACTCGTTAGTTCAACCGGCAATCCGCTGTGGGTTGACTCCCTTGCCGCTGGCAATCCGCCGACGATCTTAGGTCGGCCGGTGATTGAAGCAATCGATATGCCGGATATCGCCGCGAATGCGTATCCGGTTGTTTTCGGTAACTTCAATCAGGCTTACCGAATCTATGACCGCGTGTCGCTGACATTGCTTCGCGATCCGTTCACGCAAGCAACCGACGGCCTCGTGCGCTTCCACGCCCGGCGGCGAGTCGGGGGTGACGTGGTCAAAGCCGAGGCCATCCGTAAGCTGAAAATCTCCGTCAGCTAACGAACAACAATGCAGCCGCAATAATGCGGCTGCATTCTCCAACTCAATCGGAACATAGAACTATGCGCGACAATATCAGTAACGACTCCTACAAAGTTGCCATCCCGCCCGTGATCCCGACCAACAATACAGCCCAAGTCGGCAACTGGATTGACCGAAGCGGTTTCGACTCGCTTTCGTTCGCAATCGAGACCGGCACCATCGTTACCGATGGCGCGACATTCACCGTCCTGATGGAGGAAGCGTCCGCTGCGGATCAATCCGACAACGCGGCTGTTGCCGATCAAGACATGCTCAGCCAGGTCGAAGGCGTCGCGCCCGAAACGGCGGCTGGACTCGGCGTTGCGGTCAGCAACACCGCTACCAAGATCGGCTACATCGGCGGCAAGCAATATGTGCGGATCACCGTAACACCGGCTTCGAATAGCGGTGCCGCGCCATTGGCGGCGGTTGCCAAACTGAGCAACGCCTACAGCCGCCCGGTGTAATGATGAAAAAGCCAATCTTTCATCTCGCACTTCTTATCGGCTTTGTTGTCGGCGCGGTCTGCGGCGTAGGTGCGCTCAAAAGCTACGAACATGAAGTGGCGCTTCGCGGCAAGTTTATCGACTACTTCGCTGTCTATCGCGTCGTGCCGATCGAACCTGCCAAGTGATACCCAATGCGGCACCCAGAGGCTACCCCGTTGCGAGGCGTTTTTTGTGGAGCAAGGGCCGTCTCGCTTCGCCCGTCCCTGGGTGCCGCAGCTACCCTTGAAGGCCGTTATGGCTTTCAGAAACTCTTTGAAGCTGTCGGCGATGGCAATCTAACGGTCATCGCCGACGTGATCGAAACCAGTTCAGAGTGCGAAGATTTTCTGAAAGCCATCGCCGATATTCCACTCATCGAGATTATGCGAAATGTCATCGAAACGACAACCAAACACATTCTCGCGCTCGCCGGTGCGGATCAGGATCAAACCGATTCCGATCCGCACAGCGGCCAAACGATGCCGTTCAGCGACTACCACAAGCGGCTCTACCAACTCGGAACCGGTTGGCTTGGCTGGACACCCTCAGTTACTTGGCAATCAACGCCAAGTGAGATTCTAGGGGCCTACGGCGCACACATCGAACAACTCCAAGCGATCTACGGCACGGATAGCGAAGAACAAGAGCGGCGTACCGCTCCTGATAACACTTCCCTTGACCGCGTTGGACTCGCTCGGCTCAAGGCAATGACCGGTAAGGCGCGGTGACACAATGCCGATGCGCGGTGCAAGAGTGTGTGTGTGCGGCAAGGTTGTCGCTGGCGGCATGGTCTGTGAATGCCGGCTAGCAGCCAAGGCAAGCTATGACCGCAATCGCCCTACAGCACGCCAGCGCGGCTATGGCACACGCTGGCAATGCGCCAGCAAAGCGTTCCTAGCCCAACCAGAAAATCGCCTGTGTGCGTGCGGCTGTGGCCGCGTGGCTGACATGGTGGATCATATCAAGCCACACCGTGGCGACATGCGGCTGTTTTGGGACCGCACCAACTGGCAACCAATGGCCAGCTCGCCGTGCCATTCAAGCCACAAGCAATCTCAGGAAAGTGCCCGATGACAAAGAAACGAAAACCGCCATCCCAATTGGTGCGGCGCTCAGAGACGCCAGAAGATGCCCTTTGGCGCAATGTCGTCCAGCAAGCCATCCAGGACGCGACGCTGTCACTTCCTGCGGTTTGTGAGACTGCGTTCAGCAAGAACATGGCACGCATTCGCGAACAAGCGCGCGAGTGGGTAGCGAAGCAAGGCGAAGACTTTCACGCGGTATGCAGCTTAGCCGGACTCGAAGCGAGCCGTGTTCATACGTTCGCGATGGAGCGGATACGAAAGGCAATTCAAGCCGATCATGACCGCATCGCTGCGGAGAACTTTTTGAAAGGCTCAGCACCGGGGGTGGTCGAAAACTTCTCGGAGTGCCAAAGGGACCGGCTGACCCAGTCACCGCAAGATTCCGCGAAAATAGACTTTCCGCAAAATAGAGATTTGACGCCATGTCCGTAGTCCTATTGGCCGACGCCAAGGCGCAACTCAATCTGACCACCACGGACGATGATGTGTTGGTGCAAGCGCACATCGACGCGGCGGAATCGTACATCTCGGCTTTCGTTTTGCCTTGGCCGCCCGTAACGCCAACGCCGCCGGCAATCTTGCAAGCCGTGAAGATGCTGGTTTCGCACCTGTACGAAAACCGCGAGGCGTCGCTTGTTGGCGTGACTGTGGCTGAATTGCCCTTTGGCCTGTTCGATCTACTCACGCCGTTCCGGGCCTGGAGCTTCTAATCCATGCCCGTCAATCGCGAAGATTTCGAGCGCATGAAAAAGCGCCATGAAGCAATTCCCAAGGCCGTTATGGAAGCGATCCAACCGACGCTGCGAAAGGCGGCGTCGGACATCGTGGCTGAGATGAAGCGCGAATGCCCGGTAAGCAAAGATTCAGCGCACGGCAACCCGCCCGGAGCGTTGCGG